ATGTCGGCCGAGTCCAATTTACCCACATTGCGTGGGTTTTCATAGTGGTCTATAACTTTATCTGAGTATGCCATTTATTATTTATGTTGTTTTTCTATTCGTTTAAATTCTTCATCTTCAGCAATTGCATCATCAATATCTTTTGGTTCTGGTGGCTCGGCACCAGTGCATGAACCCCCATTACTAAACCATAACTCCATAGCTTGTTGACGATACTTCTCTAAATCGGATGTCATCTACCTCTACCTGCCTTTCGCATTACAGTCATCTTAGGAACAAATGTTTGTTTTGGTTTAGGTGCTGCTGGAACTTTTACTTTAGGTAATGTTACTGCTGGCTTTTTTGGTTCAGTCATAATATCTCCTTGTTGGTTGCGGGGGAAGGAATCGAACCTACGGCCCCTGGATTATGAGTCCAATGCTCTACCTCTGAGCTACCCCGCTATAACTATATAGTTTGTGTTTTTAAACGTTTTGCAATAGCTCTTTTAATCTTAGCAACATTTTTCTTACGAGCACCGTCTAACATCTTTGTTAATTGAGAAATGTTTAATGGACCTAATCTTGGTTTACCATTTTTCGTTAACATCGGATTTTTCTTTTTTGATTTCGAAACTGCCATGATATAGTCCTTGAAAAAGTGGAGCGGTGGTCTAGATTCGCACTAGATGAGTAAGTTGGACACCTACTCTGGTTCTATACCCCGACCGCATATGTAATACTATAACATTATATAGGTTGATTGTCAATAGTTATTTGTGGTATATTTTTCCAACCTATAGGTTCTATTTTAATTTCTGAATCTGGATTACTAACACCTTCAAATACTTCCCAAAGTTTTTCTTTGATAGCAAATTTGGTAAATAAACCAGCTTCATATCCGTGTGCTTCTATTTCCCAAGGCTGAACCCAATAATCAATGGTATCAGAATCCACTCTTTGGCCTTTCCAACGAGATAATCTTTCATTGGTTTCACCATAAACATATTGTTTAACATGAACCATTTCATGTGCTAATGTTTTGAGAATATCATAACCACCAATGCCAGAATGTAACTCAATTTCAAATTCTCTAGGTTTACCACTATCATTATAATCTTCTACCGAAGCATAACCATAAGCAGGTAAATCTTTACTAAACTTTATCCGAACAAAGATGTTTTCTAACATTTTTTCAGATATTAGTTCCTGAGCGTAAAACTGAGCAGCTCGCTTGACATAAGGTCTAAAGCGTTCTTTATCGGGACAACCAACTATACTTAACTTCATTAGGTCTCTCCTTAATAAATTGACCCAATAATCGTAGCGCTCTGTAAATGCTCACATAACCTTATTTATGAACTATATCAATTTCACCTGGTGAAATCTTTGTACTACCACTCACCATTGTCAAACCAAACACGAATGGTGATTGGCAATAACTCAATCAATAAGGCATCTTGTTCCCACACCTCATTGGTCTTATTGTATGCACAAGAAAGCCTCCAATGAAACGGATTTAATTTAAGTGTAATATTACAACCGGAGTACATTATCCAATCAATCATTTTAGTCCTAATTGAAATTTAATATATTTGTCCTTCAACATATCAGGTATGTTTAGATATGGTTCTTCTAAAAGAAATGGACAAGGAGCACCCCATCTTTTTTCATTCAAAAAACATCTGAATAGGTTTATGTGATACTTATTTCTTGGATCAAACAAATATTTTGGATTGCCCAATGTTTGAAGTTCAATTAATTTACTCATTTCACATACTCCAAATTATCTTTACGCATATAGTGAATAACTTGTGTTTCACCTGTAGGTATAGCTTTGACTACAGGAATGAAAGTGATGCCTTCAATCTCATTGGTTGCCCAATTTGAGTAGGTATAATAGATGTCTTGATTCGTTTTTGAACGAACCTTTTTGAGAACGGCTTTACCGCCAGTTGTAGTGGCAATATAACCAGGTCGAGAGGGTTTAGTTTTGTTCCAGTTTTTCATAATATAATTATAACTCAAAAAGAGGGGGCTGTCAAGAGCCCCCTGTATTATTTACCGTTTGGGTAGTTCAATTGTTCCCATTCCTCATCGGATACAGGCCACCAGTTACTCATCTTTGGATTTTACGGTAATTTTCTTTACCGCATCTTGAACCTTTACCATGTTCTCCAACCAAACTTTAAGCATACCATTTGCAATCTCTGCGTCCTTAATCTCTACCTTGTCGGCAAGAGTAAAAGCACGATTGAAATTACGGTTAGCAATACCTTTGTAGATATAACTATCAGCATCATCGGAACTGTCAATTGTAGAACCTTTGATTACCAACTTATTACCTTCTAAAGTAACTTCAATATCAGTTTTAGCAAAACCAGCAACTGCCATTTCAATGACATACTTGTTTTCTTTTACTTGTTTGATATTGTATGGAGGATAACCAGGTGATGCTTTGGCTACTGTTTCTGAGATATCACGGATCTGGTTCAATACATCATCGAAACCGACCGAGAAAGGATCCAAAGATTTGGATAGGGAAGACCATTGTGGAAATAATAGATTTGTGCTTGTCATGTGTTCTCCTTAAATTCAAGCGAGTTAATCAAAACTGTGGCCTCAGATGAGCACCACACATATAGTATACTAGTATTTATACTAGTTTGTCAATAGGCACCTGGTTTTTTACCAATATTATATTTGGGAGTTAATTCCCAATCGTCTTTTTCTTTGTGGGAAAGTATCTTAATCTGTGATAGGAAGATAGGAGGAGGTTCTTCAATCTGTTTGGTATTAACAATCTTTACCAGTCCCCAGTCGGATAAGAGTTTGGCAATGGCATTCCTACGAGATAAATCATTTTCGGAAATGTCAGTTGGTTTACCATCCAAAGCAAAGAGTTCTTTGAAATGTACGATATAATACTTACCTTGCTTATGTAGGATATGGCAAGATTGGTACAGTATTCTGTCTTTTTTGGAAGCTACACCAATGCGTGTTAATGTTTCACGAACTTTTAAAAAATCATCTTTTTCACTTAGTGTAACTTCAACTAAATCAATAATTGAAATCATTACCTGTTCACTCCGCCTTTATCTGTTTTTATTATTATTTCAGCGATTTGTTCTTCAGTAAGAATCCGCAAAGCTTCTTTAGCTTTCTCATTGGAGTAACCAAAGTATGTTTTAACGGCTTCTATATTTTTATTAGTCGATGTTTTCTGCCAAGGTTGAAATTTCCTTTTCATCGACCTTATTGTATTTAGATAAAACTGATACTGCATATCTTTATCGATACCAGGACTGAGGTTTAACTCATTGGCATATAGTACACAGTCTTGATGAAACGACAAGGCACGGTTGACCACAAACGGAACATAGTCTTTATAGTCCAGTTCATCCTTAAAAGGATTCTTTTTAGTTTGTAGTATTGACGGGACAATCTCTTTAAATAAATCAGGCATTTTTTAAATTCCGAACAGCATTGGCTAAAGCATCATCAACGTGCTGGATTGGAAATACCTTGTTCAATTTATCAACATTCATATTACAATTAGACCTTGGTGCATTTGTGGCTGCAGTAAATTCTTCCTTTGTAAACCATTCTTTGTTCAGACCCATAGCATCCGAACACTCTTTAGTAGTTTTGGTGCCAGCATTACCAACATTATAAATTCCTGGTTTAGGTAAATTTACGGCAAAGAATACAGATGTAGCAGCGACATCATTAATATAACTTAAACTATTCTCAAAGTCAATCAATTTATCATACTTAACCAATTTTGTTAGATAGTTTTTAGGATTGTGTTCATCACCAAAAGGTAAACGAATCCGTAACAGGTAAGATTTTTTCATGTATGGCATTAATAGTTCTTGAGCAAGTGCTTTTGAACCACTATAAAATGAACCATTATTGAAATCAAAATTAGGTGGATCTTCTTCAGTCCAACCACCAGTTTTATAACCTGTATATACACAACCACTACTAATGTGTACAATAGGAGTATGACGATTATTCAATTCTAATTTTAAAGGCCAAATTACATTACCATCAATACATTCTTGTTTATGAATTTCACAAGCGTCAACATTAGGAAATCCAGTATAACCAGCGGCATTAATAATAACTGTTGTGTCGAATGAGATTTCATCTGCGTGGGAAATCCACTCATGCTCAAGACCTTGTTTTTCTAGTTCTTTTTGAATGTGTTGGCCAACATATCCATGTCCAATTAATGTAATCATAATTTTCTTTCTTTACTTAAATATTGTACGGCTTTCATCACGCCTTCTAAATTATCACCTAAACAACCAATTGAGTTGTTACATTTTTTACACAACCAACCTCTAAACGTATTAGTTACTGGATCGTGGTCACAAGATAAACTAATTTGTTTATGGTTTACGTCAACATTTCTTCCACCACAGCACTCACAAAATTCTGGTGGTGGAGGTGCAGTCTTGCGCATCTCTTTAACCAATTTCATCCTAGAGCCGTGACAAGTCTTACAACGACCATCTAACTTATCAAAACGAATATGGCTTTTATAAAATTCAGATAAAGGCTTTTCTATATGACAGTAAATGCAAGCTTTGGTTTGTTCCATTACTTGAATTCACAATCAACCATAATTTCAGTCAAACAAGCGACCATATTAATTTCATGGTCGGCCACGAATGCTGATTGATATTGATATTTAGATAGGTGTAGGACCAATTGCGGAACCGAATTGGCTTTAAGAACTTCGTATAGTCCATCATAAAGTTTACGATAAATCTTTACGGGGTCATTGTCAAGGTTATTGGTGACCCACTTACGAACAGATGCAAAGTCTTTATCTTTTAACGCAGCCACCAAAGGCCCAAGTTGTACATCAGCAACAGAGGCAACAATACCAGCATCGATATTTCCAGAAACGGCATAGCGCTGAAGTTCGTTAAGAACCCTACGATTGTCCGGGAAGTGTTTTGTAATAACTGCTGCAACGGCATCTTTCGAATATGTGACACCTTCTTGCTCAAGGATCCACTCAACTCTTTTAAAGAACTGTGCAGCCATTGCTTGTTTAGAACCGTTGATTTTAAAATCAATGACAGAGCAACGAGAGTGGATTGGATCGATGATACGATTTTTGAAATTACAGGTGAATATGAACGAACAGTTTGAGGAAAACTCCTCAATTGCGCCACGCATTGCTGGTTGAGTTGAATTAGGATTAAGATAGTCGGCTTCATCAATGATAACCACTTTTCTTCCACCTGAAAGAGAAACCGATGAAGCGTAGTTTTTAATTTTAGTACGCAAGACATCAATACCAGATTCATCGGAGCCATTGATGACAATATAATCACAGCCAACTTCTTCACAGAGTGCCTTTGCGATTGTAGTTTTGCCAACACCAGCCGAACCCGATAATAATAAATTTGGTATTTCTTTTTTAGCGACATACTCTAAGAATGTGGATTTGATTGCATCCGGTAGGATACAATCTTCCACTCTGGATGGTCGATACTTCTCGACCCATAATAGATGATTCATTCAATACTCCCATGATAAATTTACTACTCAATTATACTTTGCTGAATTTTGATTCAGATGCAATCCAATACTCAATATCATCTTTGCTATTTTTGAAGTGTGTAATGCCTTTGAATGAAACTTGAACATCATAATGACCTGGAATCATTTTAATATTTGTTGCACTAAACACAATCTTAAATGGTTTACCATTAGGCCATCTGCCTTCAGAAATTTCAACTGAGTTGGTGTGTGCTGAATCATCTTCAGCATCAAAAGTAATTAACTCAGCTTTAGTACCATCAGATTGAATTGCAATGTGTGGTGAAGAAAGCACTCTAGAAGTATCTAAAAGCCATTTGTAATCTTCTTCACTTAAAGTAAATTGGCAATCAACATCACCAATATTTAAATCTTTTTCTGGCGGAACTGTAATCATTGATTTATCGGTTTTACGATAAGCCATTTTCTTACGACCAGATTTGAAAATAACATTTGCGGTATCAAAGTCCAATTCAGCAGAATCTTTGAATAAAGAATTCACCGATAGAAATTGATTCAAATCATAGATACAAAAATCTTCTGGAACTTCGTCTTTGATTCCGGCCTTGGCTAGGACTGACTTACCGCCAGACATAGTTTTAAGTTCTTTACCTTTTTTGAATTGAATGCCTTGGTTAATTGAGGCAAAGTTTTTCAAAACATTAAGTGTTTCGGTTGATAGCTTCATTTTACTTCTCCATTATCTAAAAAATCAATTGTATCATGTTCATATAAAAACATCAAGCAGCACAGCGCATGTGCTAAGTGATTCTTACCAGTTTCTTGGTCGTCTTGTTCACCTGATTTCCAAGCCCAAAGATGCCGTTGCATGGCATCAAAGTATCTACGCTTGGCGTCAGGAACTTTTTTCCAATTATCTGGTTCATACTTCTCTGCACCAAAGGTTAAAATTTCTACTGTTGCCTTTAGTGCGTTTGGTGGTACTAAACCATATTGCAGTTTACCACCGTCAAATTTACGACCACCCGTGGTGGCCGTTTGTGATGATTTAACAATATCTTCAACAGCAGCGCCTTCATAACCTGGATGATAAGGCGCTTCTTTAACAAATTTAGCCGCCTCAGCCGCATCATCAACAGTTAAAGATTTGCCGGTGTAAACACCATAAGTTTTAAAATTGCCCGTTGTGCCGTAAGTTCCGTAAGTTCCGTAAGTTTTCATTCTATGTTCCTTTAACCAATCATTTGGTGGTTCATGTACCGTATTTTCACCGTCAGGTGTACGCATTACATTTCTCCAACAAAATTAGCAACTGCTGGCATATCTCCTTGGAAATGGTAAGTGCCAATGTGTGCTGTTTTCATCCAAGGACACAACCAAATTTTACCGCCAATGTTACGCCAGTATTGGCAGAACATATAATCTTCGGATAGATAACGATGTGATGCGCCTGCTTCCATATCTAATAATTTTTTAAATCCATCTTTAACATCTTTACCTTCAGCAGCATCTTTCATTAAAGAATGTACATGGTCAAAAGGATAACCGTTATCAATAACAGTATCAAAATAGGCATGAATGTAACGTGAACCATCAAAGTTAGCTTGGCCAACATGGTCAGGTTTGTAACGGAATTCAGGATACGCTGCTTCCCATTTTGCAAACACTTCACGCTTAATCATCATAAAGCCAGTACCAATCTCCATAACTTCTAATGGTTCTGTTACTTGGAATTGTGCCGTGCCTTTAACAGGATTAAATACATAATCACCAGTAACTTTTTCAAGCATACCTGGTTCTAAATTAGGATTCTTTTCAATAGCACGTTTGACTGCACGCCATTTAATGGCTTTCTTAGGATAAGGACCACCAGCAACATCTTTGTCTAGTGCTAACAAAGCAATTACATCTTGTGGATTAAAATGAATATCGGAATCGATGAACAACATATGTGTACAATCGGAACGATGAATAAACTCGTCAACCAAATAGTTGCGAGCTCTAGTAATTAAGGACTCATTAAATAAGAATGAGAATTTGACTTGTATGCCATACTGCATACACATACCTTGTAAGTCAAGGCACGCTTTCATATACAGGCCATGATTTTGGCCACCATACATCGGTGTCGCTACGAATAACCGTTTATTTTGTAAATCTTCTTTTTTAATTGATATTTCCATTTGGACTCCGATAATATTAAAAAAGGGGACCTAAGTCCCCTACACACAGATTAGGTTAGTGAATAACCTGATTTGATAGCTGCACGAACTAAAGCCTTAGTTGGCTTGCCCATGCGATAGAAAGCAACTTTTTTACCATCTACAACTTTTTTGTTTGTGTAGATTACATGACCTTCTTGACGGAGTTCGTCAATGCGGGCGGTAACATTGGTAATGCCGAAACGGCGTTGTGCTTGTTTGACAGTAAAAGTGTTGTAACCTGAAGGTTGTTGTAAGGCGTTCAACATCTTTTCTTTAGCAGATAAATTGCTCATTGTAATACTCCATAGTAAAGTTAAAAAATCCTTGCCTTAAGCAAGTTCACACAGTATATCATTATGTATGTGTGTTGTCAAGCGTTTATCGACCAACTTGTGGTAAATATTTCGCTTTGGTATCTTCCCATGACAGGTAAATAAGGTCGTCATAGAAAAGAGTTTCGTAAGATACCGTATTCTTTTTTTGTAACTGCCGAATACGGCCTTTGGCATACTTGGTTTTCCAAATATTACTCAATGCTTCTTCACTGGTATCGAAAGACTTTACCAATGCCTCATCTGTAATTTCCTTACGGAGATATTCATTGGTATTATTATAGAGTGGACTAAAATAGATGCCACGTTGATGTTCGGTACGAATGAGTTGTTTAGGAATACCTAATTTGGAATAGGCAAAGTTTAATGACCTATTTTTGTGGTCACGCTTAAGTGGAAGGCCTTGAGTATTCTTGGCTTCCCACCATTCAAAATATTTACGAGTATGGTTTTCTTTAATCCAGTCAAACACTAGTTTTTTGGTTGCTCTACTAGGTTCAAATGCCACAGAACCTGAGGAGAATCCCATTTTATTCCAATGTTCTAATCCATCATACTGAGATAGGCCCCCAGACTTAGTATTCCCATAAAGACTAGTAGTTGTAACTCCAACAAGGACATCTCCATATTGTTTTTTCCAATCCTTTTGAACTGTATCGGACAAACACATTAGTGCCAACAATTTACCACCCATGTAATTAAAACCAAGTGGTTGTAATGGAACAATTGTAGAACCGATTGCAGTATGGTTAATCATGTGTTGCTGTGTCTTAATATCTCTCGACCATCCGATTGCATTATCTCTCGGAGTTAAGTCCAAGAAATCTGAGGAGATACAGATGACACCAAGGTATTTATTAGTTACCTCATCTGTTAAAACATAAAAAAGGTTACGGCCAATGTTAGAGTTGTTTTTCATTGTAGATGAGAATGTACGAATTGCATTCCATCTTTCGGCATCAGGACCATTCGAAAGAACCATAACAGGTTTCAATTTCTCATAATCATCAGGTTCTTGTGGCATCCAAAAATTAGATTTTACTTTATCAACTAATTTCTTTTGTTCAGGATCCACCATCATGGTTTCAGAACCAAATAATGTAGATACTTCATGAACAGGATATCTTTCTTTTACTTCACACCACTTTTGGTATAAAGTATACTCACGAACATCCATTTGAGAAGCGTATGTTAAGTCCTTGATGAGGACTTCTTTCATACCATTTTCATCAATATGTTCAAAGGTCGTATTATTTGCCGACCATTTTTTCCATTGCGATTCTACAAACTCAATTGGTGTTGCCATTATTTTAAGCCGATTTTCTTCATTAATTTATTTCGTTTCTTCATGCCAGATTGCAATGCCATTGGTTTAACACGACTAGTATACACTATTCCATTCATGTGGTCAAGCTCATGTAGGAAACAACGAGCAGATATACCAGAATAAGTTGCCGTTTTTTTCTCACCATTAAAGTCTTGGTATTCTACATCAATCATTGCGGGTCTGGTAATAGACAATCCTAAAAATGGAAAAGAAAGGCATCCTTCTACCATATGTTTTTCATCATACGATTTTAACAATTTTGGATTGTAATGTGCCACAAAGTTATCTTCGGCACCCATAACAAAAACTCGGTATTTGAAACCACATTGGTTGGCAGATAATCCATAACCTTTGTGTAACTTACAGGTCTCAACCAAAGATGAGGCAAGCTCATTTGGATTAACTGGTGGTGTTGTGAAATCAAATTCAGGCATTACTTCTTTTAAGATTGGATGGTCCTCAGACACCAATCTAAAAGTAGGAATACTTCCTTTAGGTAATGATACCGATTCTTTTACGGCATCTTCTGTATTAATTTTAAATAGTTCGGTCATTTCATGTTCTCCCATAATTCATCAAAGATACCTGCTGACAAATCAAAACCTAATAAGGCTTCATCAACAAGGTCTGTACTCAGTTTTGCATCAAGTGCTTTAATCAAAGCAGGCCTATCTTGAAACTGATATGCCAATCCTGAACCAGGAACTCTCTTAGCAATAATTTTACCACCATATAAATCACCCATATGTCTTACATAAACATGAGCCAATAATTTGGGCCGATTAGTGTTATCATAATTTAATTCAACGAATCGGTTACGATACTTTTCTGTACTTGAATATCTTATTGATGGATCCCACATATGCAGTTCACCTAAGTCCTTTTCAATATACTTCGCTCTACGCAAATCGGGCAAGTCCCAAGTGAGACCAGCAGTTGAAGCATAATATTCTAGATTACTATAAACAACATACATTTGTTGTAGGTACATACCATAGTGTTCTTTAGTGATTGTACCACCCAATAGATATTGCACAAAAGGATGTGCTTCTACCTCTCTGTGTTTGGCGTTGGTGTATTCTCTTAATATACTCATTTTGCAATCTGACTAAAATTATTTTTCTTTTCAAAACGGATAACGGATCTAAACTTATCAAACAACTGGTCGCCCTTATGGCTGATAACAAATACATTGGTATCAGAACCAACATCATGAATCAATTTTAAAAACTCATCTGTACCAACACCATCTAAACTACTATCACACACTTCATCTAATATTAATAGATTGGTGTTAGTGGAGTTTTTTAACTTGGCAATCTGACGCCATGTAAATAACAAGGCCAAGTCAATACGCATCTTCTCACCTTCGGAGAAATTGGCATAAGAGAACTCATCACGGTGCCTTGATTTAATTGTTTCTTCAAACGATTCATTGATATTAAAGTTTACAAAGAAATCCATGGCAGTCAAATACTTATTAATCAACTTGTTCATAATAGGTAAGTATTGACGAATAATCTTGGTCTTAATACCAGTATCTTTTAATAGAGAACCGGCATATTCATAATATTGTTTTTGTTCAGATATCTCTTTTTGTTTACTAACTAACTCACCAAGTTCCTGTTGTAGTTCTTTTAACTTGTCGTTTTCATCCTCAAGATTGTCTTTAGTGGCTGCAAGTTCTTCAATTTCCTTTTGGAGTTTATTAATGTAAGTATTGATTGCTGAAATTGTGGAGTTGTGTTTGACGATTTCATTATTATGGTCCTGTATGTGTTTAACTATTTTTTGGATTTGTTCAATACGGTTGTTCGCCGCTTGGATTTTTGTTTCAATATCTTGGATTCCAACTCCAATTTCTCCTTTTGTTTTATCGATTCCACTAAGCTGGCTACGTCTGAAGGTGTCAGCGATACTTTGTTTACAGGTCGGACAGTCGTGGTTTTCTTCATAGAATTTATACTCCTTTTCTAATTTCTTTAAACGAGATTCTAGTTTGGACTCTAATTGAATTAGTTTGGTACTTTTCTTTTCTATATTTAATTTATCTTGTATCTTGCTCTGTAACACATCAATGTGTTTTTGAATTAAACCAATATCTCTTTGTAATGTAAAGTTTTGGTCAATACTGTCATTGACTTCTTTCTTCTTCTTTTCAATTTCGGTATTAGAACGAGTTTTATGTTCTTCTATATTTTGTTTTTGAAACTTAATCTTCTCAGCGGCAAGTTCCATTTGATACTTATTTGCTGTTGTCTGCTCTTTAATCTCTGACATTCTTTCTTTGACAACACCATTCATTGATGAGAAGATACCAATGTCTAATAAGTCCTCAATGATTGCTCTTCGGTCAGCAGGAGTAAGTTGCATAAATGGAACAAATGATGCCGAACCTAATATAACAACTTGAGTAAAGGACTTAAAATTTAATTTGAGAATGAACTTCTCTAAGTGTTCTTGATAATCTTTCGATGCGGCATTTTGGTCGACCATAACACCATTGGACCAGACTTCAAATACATTTGGTTTAATACCACGAACTACCTTATAATCTTTTTTACCAATGGCAAATTCAATCTCAACAACCGCAGCTTGATTATTAATAGAGTTGAGTAGTTGTGGTTTATTAATCTTACGAAATGGTTTACCAAAAAGACCAAAACACAAGGCATCTAGAATGGTGGACTTACCCGCACCATTATTACCAATGATTAATGTGTTTGGTGACCTTTGAAAATCAATTTCTGTAAATGAATTACCAGTTGAAAGAAAGTTTTTCCATCTGACTTTTTGGAATATAATCATTGACTAAAGTGAGTATCCACCTGTGCGTTGACAAGATTGATAACATCGATGTTAGCATCAATATTTGGTTCTGGATTTTCTGAAAATTCAGGAAGGTATTGTTCAGCCACATTTGCTGATTCAATTATAATCCATTGAGCAAATCGAGTTAATCCTTCTAGGTCTGGATTATCACCTAAGCCAGCAGATATTTTAAGTTCTTCAACTTTTTCGTCAAAGGATTGAGTGTTCATAATTCCTAATATGTGTTCTCTAGCCCTAACTTTATACTCGGTTATAACCATATCAGCAAATAAATTTAATCCTTCTTGGTCCGGATTATCATTTACACCAGCATTTATTTTAAGTTCTTCAATTTTACTCATGATTGTTCCTTAACATTACCAAAATGTTCTTTGATTGCTTCACATACAAAAACTTTACCATTATAAGATTCTGAAAGTCCTGAATGTTCTAGTGTATATTTTCTAGCGGCATCCACACATTCATTAATAATTAGTTTTGCAAAGTATTCAATTTCAATATCAGTTACTTCACGATTATCATATGCAATGTATAATCCAGACTTCTCAACCAACTCTTTAATTTTATTATTCACGCTTGCTCCTGATTCAATGCCTCAACATACAGTTCTTTTAATACCGTTTTGAGTTTATCATTATCAATATGTTCTTCTGAAATACCATCCACAAACTTGTTAATAATTGTGATAGTATCTTCAGCTTCATTAATCATATCATCATCTACGCCTTCTGTCAAGTCAGCAAAGTCTTCCGCAATGGTAATATCGATTGGATTAACCTTATATAATTTATCCATAAACCGGTCAAATAGATGTGGATTGATTTTGTTGACTACCACCACCTTAACATATGTTCCGGTATACTTGTCTAAATCTTTGGCTAACATTTCTGAGATGGTATTTTCTTTATCATCATAGGTAATACGATGAAACATTACGTTTGGGTTCTCAATAAATTCCAAATCAAGAGTATCGATATCAAACAAATGAAAGCCCCTCGGATCATTATAATCCTGCCAGGTGAGTTCGTAAGGATTTCCAAGATAACGGATATTATCTTGATTTGAACGGTGATGATAATGACCTGAAAATACAGTACTAAATTTTTTAAATAATCCACGGTCTAGTCCTTCATGTGATGGCATACCACGATGCATGGCAAAGCCGGCAATTTCAAAATGTCCCATACAAATATTAGCATCGGTATCAGATAATACAAACATCGAATCATCATGATTCTCTGGACAAATCCAAGGCATCATACAAATAGGATACTTTTCATTGTCCAACCATATTGTGGTGGGTTTATCAATCACTTTTATATTTGTATACTCTTTGAGTAATAGGTCTATCGAATTAACTTCATTGGTATTTTTGAAATAGGTATCATGATTACCTGCCAACATATGAACTTGAATGTTTCGTTTGGCTAACTCATCAAAGAACATATCCTTGGTTCTTTTCAAGGAGTAAAAGTTTACATACTTACGGCGGTCAAAAGTGTCCCCAAGTATGAGAACAGTATTAATACCATTATTGTCAAGAGTAGGAAAGAAAGTATTTTTATAGAACTTCTCATAGTAATCCAAGAAATGAATTGAATCATTTCTAGCTCCAAAATGTTGGTCGGTTATAATTGCTATTTTCATAATCTAAGTATTATATCACTCGTCTAAGAATTTTTCAATCCCTTTTGGCTTCTTTGCCGCTTTTTTATTTTCTTTTGCCGTTTCAAAGTTTTCAATGAACTCGGAAATATTATCGTATAGTTCAAATTGTCTTGTGGTACCATCTTCTAATTCCATCATTTCAAGCTCATCTAAAATACCCATCTGTTCGGTAGCTTTGTATTTTACATACGTTTGTTTCTTTTCTTTGGAGATTCTTCGTAAAAAAGCAAAGTAAATAATTTGAGTAAAATAGGCAAATGGATTTTTAGATTTGGTTGGATCAAAATTACCAAAATACATTAAACAGTTTTCAATACCATCAGACATCATTTCATCACGATAGGTGTAGTTAATGAAGTTAGGTTTATGAGATAGACCTTCTGCAATTTTCATGAAACATTCTCCAATATAATTTGGTATAGGAGGTAGTTCTGTTTTATTCTTCTTTGCTTTCTTTACTCTATCTTGATAATCTACTAAGGCTGCAAGAAAGTCAGCGTTGTTTATATAATGTTTTTGCCTAGTTGCCATTCTTTACCCAATCTATTGTTATTCTTAATCCATTTTCCAACCTATAATCCGGAGTATATCCCAATTCATTTTTGATTTTGTCATAATTAATTGAATATCGTTTATCATGACCTAAACGGTCAGTAACAAAAGAAATTAGGTTATGAGGTTTACCCATAATATCTAATATAGTCTTTGCCAAATTTAAATTTGAACCTTCTGTGCCACCACCAATGTTGTATGTTTCACCAACACGGCCATTTTTCATTACTAAGTTAATTGCCTTACAATGGTCATCAACATATAACCAATCTCTGATATTATCACCAGTACCATAAATTGGTATTTCAATATCATTTAAAGCATTATTAATAATTTTTGGTATTAATTTTTCTTTGTTTTGTGCCGGTCCATAGTTATTGGAACAGTTTGTTATGACGGTTGGCAAGCCGTATGTAACATTAAATGCTCTCACCCAATGGTCACTACAAGCTTTAGATGCCGAGTAAGGACTGTTTGGCTTATATGGAGTATTCTCTGTAAAACTATTCTCATCATCTAATTCTAAACTACCATACACTTCATCTGTGGAAATATGAACAAACTTCTTTAGTTGCTTTAACTTGAGAGAACACTCTAATAAATTAATGGTACCTAAGATATTAGTTTGAATAAAAGGTTGGTAATTATGTATAGAGTTATCAACGTGAGATTCTGCTGCAAAGTTTACCACATATTCAGGATCAAACTCTGAGAATATCCACTCTATATTTTTTTTGCTTGAAATATCGTGTTGTAGAAAAATCAAAAACCCACAATCAATTAAAGGCTTAATATAATCTCGATTGGACGCATAGGTTAAACTATCGACACAAACTACCTGTCTATGAGGGTTTTCATTATACAAATGATATAAAAAATTACTGCCTATGAAACCGGCACCACCTGTTACTAAAATCATAATTACCACATAATGTTATTGACATATGCTTGACAAGTGTGTATAGTCGAGTATGTCCTTGGTTGAAAGTATTAATGGATTGTATCTCCATCACTTCTTAAATCTTCAAAATCATCAAGCATATCCTGTATCTCATCGTCATCCATATCGTCAACAAGAGATTTTGCCTTTAATAATTCTTTAATTTTATATACTGTGTTAAGGTAATATTCACAGAATTCATCCTCAGGTTCCATTACAGAAAGAACATCTTTGGTTTTAATCGAGATTGAATTCTTTTTTAATAATTGAACTGGCAACCAATGACGCATTACCAAACCAGTTTCTCCTCTACCACGAATATCAATATTGAACTCCATTGGTTCTTCTAAAACATATTCTTCGGCACTATTCAAAGCCACATTGGCAATCAAGTCAGTTCCATTTTGTAGTTTAATTATTTGTGTTTTATACTCAAGCATTTTTTAATCCTATTTTGTATATTTTAAAAGGGAACTTCTCCTCATTATATATCTTTGTTCTTTCCACGAAATGTTTAAGTGTGTAATTCATGTGTTTTTTGTGTCTAAGGTCATCAGATATATCATATAGAGTGGCTATTTCTTTGCCTTTATTCTGTCGTAAGCCTCGTCCAATACTTTGCAAAGTTCGAATGCTCGATTTTGTTGGCATTGCAAATATAATGTTATGCAAATTCCTAATATTAATTCCAGTACTAAAAGTCCCAAAAGAAGCCACAATAATAGCATTGTTTTCTATCTCCATAATCTTTCTAATATCTTCACGGTCTGTTGTATCTACACCACCATGAATAAAGAAAACTTTTCTGTTGCCAATCTTCTCTGTATCCTTTATCATATCATACAGTATTTTGCCATGTTTGTCAACCATTTGATATAATACGAGTGTATTTTTACCTAAGCTAACTGCAAGATTCTTAATGAACTTATTACGAGTTTCATGTGAAATGAGATACTGAATTTCTTCAGCATAAGTTTTATCTTTTACGAACAAACATTCTTCATCGGTATGCTTTAATACAAGACATTTAATCTCAAAGTTGGACAGTTGGTCCTTATCAATCAGCTCTTTTGTGGTAATAACCTTTCTTACAGGACCAAATAATCCTTCTAGTACCAGTTTATGAGTTTTAGTGCCATCTAATGTACCCGTAAGACCAATCCGGTATTTGGCATTAACACAGGAGGTAAGAATTGTGGTGAGAGATTGTGCTTTGAATAAATGTGCCTCATCACCAATCACATAATCAAACTGTTTGAAGTATTCTGGTGGCATCTTATATAATGATTGCCATGTAGAAATAATTAAATCTTTATCTGAATCTTTTTCTTTACCTTGGTAAATACGGTGAACATTGGTCATTTCACCATCATTATAATCACCAAAGTCGGAGTATAACTGTTCGACCAAAGAAGTGGTTGGAACAATAACTAGTCCTTTTAAATTTTGATATTTGTGTAATTGTTGAAACAGTAGGTAGATGATAAGAGATTTGCCTGATGCCGTTGGTGAAACCAATAACGCTCGCCGTTTTTGCATGGCATGAACAAAGGCATTTAACTGATGTTCTCTTACTTCGATTGATTTGCCATTAGAATGAATGTTTAAATCTTCTGCAAACTTTTTGGCATAATATAATGAAAACTCATCTTCAACATCTACACCACCTTCATATTCAAAAGTGTAATCTCTTTCTTCACAAAACTGCTCTACATAATTTAATAAACCACGATATAGAGTAAAACTTTGAAGATTGAAAAGTCTTATCTTTCCATCCCAAATTCGATTACGATATGCCGGAACAAACTGGTAACCAGGAACAAAAAATGTGAAAAACTCCGATAACTCTCTAGCGATATGTTTCTCGCAAATTATCTTTACATATACTTCATCTTTTTTATGAATAATAAGATTCATTGTTTTACATAATCTACTATTATTATCAATATCACTAATATTAAAATTACCACTAAAGGACTAATTTTGTCCCAAGTGCTCATTGGCGGATTTACAGGATAAAAACAATCATGGTCTGGATCATATTGATATTTTTTACCACCATGTTCTATGTGAGTATCATAATCATTCATTATTGTCCTCCAATGAATTTTTCCCATGATATAAAGTCACGCAATTGCCATGTTCGTTGTTTCAATTCATTCATAATTGATTCAATTACCGAAATGGTTTCTTCATGATATACTTTCTTTTCTAATAGTTTAATCAAATCACTATCAGCCTCTAAGTATGTATTGATGTCGGATTTGAGAGTAAACTGAAAAGGTTCCCAACCATATTCGGCAAGCTCATCTTGTGACATTTTGCCAGTATAGTATTCCCATTTAATCTTACGCATACGCAAGTAATCAAAATGTGCTTTTTTAGAGGCAATCTTGTGTTTGGTGAGAATGCTGAGATATTTGTTGTGGAGTTTTGGAATCTTTAACAGTTCTTTGCCAGGTTCAGTCTGGTCCATATCTGAATCTGATTCCCAATGCTTTAATACTTGTTCTAAGTTTTCCATAATATAATAAAAAAGTTATTCTAAACCTGTATAATATCACATATACATTATGTTGTCAAGCCAATTCAAAATTAAAATAGTCAAACCTAAAGGTGGCATCAGCAGTAATAATCTCATCTGCGGAACTTTTGGTGTCAAACTGAATGTCTGATAAGTCTGTTGGAAAGGTGTTGATAAAATGAACACGAATAATAGGATTATTTAATGCCGAAAGTACAGTCAAAGTAGCATCAGAAAAACCAGCTTTACCTCTAGGACTGTTAGGATTTTGTAAGGAGGTAAGACGGTTTCTTTCTTCTGTGCCCTCTGGTGACGCAATAGAACGGAACCAAGAGTGTATTTCTTGCCATGACTGTAACTTCTCATCCACAGCAAAACTTATGGTGAGTGGCTTATAGGACATCTTATTGCCAGGCGAGTATACATCTATACCTGGAAAGTTCAATGGGGCCTCTCCTAGTGAAACCCCTGGTATATTTACCGATTGGCAGAAGTATTGTACCGTAGGCATCCTATTAAAGACCAGCAAGAATTTTGTTGGCTGTAAATAGTTAGTATTTTGAGGTTGTCTTGTGAGTGCATTCATATGTTTATTTATGAACCAAAAAAAAGACCACCCGAAGGTGGCCTTTGAAATATCACTCTAAGGTGATTTATTTTCTTTTGGATTACATCAAGTTCTTGACGCCAAACAAACGATAGTAAACGTTTGTACGAGCATTCAAGCGTCCAAAACCAGCATCTTGACCTTGAGCAAATGGGTTTGCTACCATGCCGTAACGAGTTTTGAATCCAATCTTTGGTTGGAATGTGAACTGGTCAACTGCACGAACCATTTGTAGAGGAACGTATGGGCAATAGAAAATACCAGCATCGTAAGGTGAAGAACCTTTGTATCCGATGGTGACTAATTCTTGGTTGCTTGTGTATCCGCCAAAATATGGGTCAATGTAAACCTTGATACGACCATGTAACAAACCAGCAAATGTATTGCCTGTATCGTCAACTTGGAGGTCAGCTTGTAGAGCAGGAGTGTAAGAAAGAACACCAGCCATAGCCATTGCAGATGCTACGTCAGATGAAACAATCAATACGTTACCTTTACCCCTACGAGTTTGCTTGGCAATTACGTTAGCGTCACGCTCGATTTGGAAAATCAAACCTTTGAAACGCTCAACAGACCAACGACCGTTTGAATCGGTATCTAAGTCGAAATAACCAGCTTGAGTTGTACCATACTGAGCACCAGCAACAGCACAGGTGTAGATTGTACGGATAACTTCACGGTTGATTTCAGCAAGGATCTCGGTAGACAGAATGTTTGACAATTCTGTTTCAGCATCAAGACCATGAATTGCTTTTAAGTCTTGTGCTAATTCGAGTGAGTACTCAGCTTTCAAGGCACGGGATTGAGCAGTTACAGTAACTTTCTCAATTGTGAATGCCATCTGCTGGAACGGTTGACCAACATCGGAACCTAAAACTTCAGCTTGTGCTGTAGGAATAGGAATACCAGAAGTTGTTGTACCAGAAGTAGGATTCTGAAACTGTGTAGATGTATCAGATGCCAAGTTACCTTGGAAACCGTATGGGTTGTTGGTAGATGTATTACCAGAGAATACTGTGTTAGCCTCGTTGTAGAAAGCTTCAGTATTCGATGTACCAGTTTGAGCATTGTAACGTGCACGCATTGCAAAAATCAAACCTGTAGGACCAGTCATTGGCTGAACACCAGCAACGTCATAAGCGATTAGATTTGGCAAAGCACGGCGTACTAATGAAATCAAGATTGGGTCAAAGTTTTGAACACCACCAGCGATATTGGTAGGACCATTATCGGCTAATTCGTTCAACTGCTGACGGTCTTGAGCCATAGCTTGATGTTGGTTTTCCAAAACAAGAGCTGTAACAGCTTTCTTGTATGGGTCTTTAATGGCTTCGAGTTCTGGATGCTCTAGAACTGGATTCCATTTCTTTTGTAGTTCTTCAGTCATATACATTTGTAGTTTTCCTTATGTTGTATATTTTTGGTATTATTTTACCAGGGTTTGTGAAATGGTTTTTGCATAAAGTTCCATGGAAGGATCAGCAAAAGAGGTTTTCTTAACTTCTTCTTCAATGGTAACTTCATCATCTAAAGCAGATGAATCAGCAACTTTAACTTCTGCCTTGAAATATGATTCTTTCAAAGTGGATAGTTTGTCAGCAAATTCTTCTTCAGTAGTAAATTCTACACCTTCTGCAAGTGCTTTTAATTTTTCTACTTGTGTCTGCGACAGGCCTTCACACGCTGTGTAGATAGCCTCAATTTTTTTCTGTTCGTTTAATTCTTTGGACAATTCGATACCTTTGTTGATTTGCTCATTCAAAGCATCTTCTAATTCTTCCAACTTAGAAGTCATTTCTTCAACAATGTCAACCTTTTCGGCTGGAATATCGATGTAATGTTCGACAAATAAGTTACGCAAACCTTCAATGAATTCTTCCGTAATTTCGGCTTTTAATCCAGTTTCGATTGCGAGTTCGTTGTCATTCATCCACTCCTCAACCATGTAGTTGAGATAGTCATCAACCTTAGCGGCCATTTCTTCTTTAACTTCTTCTAAAGCAACTTCAAATTGCTCCATCAACTCAGCTTGAATTTCTTCAACGATTGGAGTGGCACGAGCAACAACAGCAGCTTCAAAAATTGTGGCAGCTTTGTTTTTGAATTCTTCAGAGAGTTCTTCACCTTGCATCAAGGCATCGATATCTTCGTGGTATGATTGGAATGTGGCGCCTGGATTGGCTTGCATCATTTGTGGTGCCAATTTACCAGCAATACGGTCACGAATAGCTTCGTAACTTGTAGGCTCGCAATGTTCTGCATCCAAATCATTACGACCCATATTGTCTTGTGGACCAGTAGATTTAGAGATACCAACACCGTCTTTCTGTGCGCCTACAGGTGGTGTTGCACCTGGAGGAGTTGCTGATGGAACACCTTTTGTATAATCTGGATTTGCATCCATTTCTTTTCCTGTTACAGCACCAATTGCACCAACATCTTGTTGGCCAGCGACCACGGATGTTGGCAACTTTTGTGGCTTATCTTGGCCACCTGATTTAGATGAAATGTTTGAATCAAACGTTTCTTTGGAACCTTCACCAAGTAAAATGTTGGTAGCGGCGTCTGTTAATTTTCCCATTTTGAAAATCTCCTTGATTTATTGGATATATTTATATTTAAAGTTTTTTCATGAAGTTTTCAAAAATGTGTAGACTTACACGCTCAATATCGGCCTTTGAGGCCTGGCGAACTTGTTGTATCGCTTGAGATTGATCCTGCTCTGTCCATACACCATTGACCAACATCCACTCTTTACCTTCCATGATACCTTGTACAAAAGCACCAGGTGCAGAAGGGTCTGCTACAATATCAGCCGCTGTGGCTAGATAAAAATCGTTTTGAACAACATTAACCCCGTTAACGTTTTTCAATGAACCCATACCTCTAGATGATACACCTAACTGAGCACCACCCTCAATTAATTGACGGGCAATGGTTCCCATTGGTGTATCGAGAACTTTGGCTTTACCGATCCATTGGTTGCCATCTTCTCTCAAACCTTTGATAAGAATCGCCACTCGGTCCAAATTAATGGTTGGAGAGTCAGGATGACCTAATTCACCAAATGCACGGTTCTTATTAATGTATTCTTCTGTATAACGATGAACTTCTTTTTTCATCGTATTGTATTCATACAAGCGGCCGTTCTTATTTTTTCTTTCGGAAACTAAGAATGGACCTTCAATGAATAAAGATTTTTTGCCACTACCAGCGGCTTCTTCAATGTACTCATAACTGATGGTCTCATTTACCTCTTTGATTAGTTTCATAATCCTAATGATCCTCTTCTTTTTAAAGATACTTTTCTTTTTCTAATTGTTTGTTTTAATTTTGCTGCTCTTTTATACTTTGCTGTCCTACTACCTAATTGTCTATTTCTAACTTCCTGGGCCGACATACGAACCATTTTACCACCACGAATTATCCAACCTGGCGCATTAGAAAAGGTTTTATTTCTTTGTACCTTACCGTTTCTTATACGAGTCCTAACAATCTTTTTTCTACCAACCTTACGGGTTTGTACTATACCCTCACACAACAAAAACTCTTTAAAGGTTAACATCTTATGGAGTTACGCCATACGGAGGATAGTTAAACGCAGCTGGATCCTGGAACTGACCAGCACTATAAAATTGACCGTTTTTATGTAACTCAATAATAACTGTGTAAGCTGCATTGGTGGTTGTACCAACCGATTTGAGCGTCACATTGCCTGTAGGTGCAACTGTGTTGTTCGTAATTGCTGGCAACTGGTACTGTGGATTGGTATCAACATTTCCAACACCTAAAGCGTAAATTGTTGCACCGCCACCAGGAGCGCCTTGCCATTTTAACTGTAAGTGACCAACTTCAGCATCAACAGAAGCGATAACTCTTGAAATAGTAAATGCTGAATTGGCAAATCCTGTAGCAACCGTATTGCCTGTCTGATATGGTAAGTTGTTGGCATTTAATGCATATGCCAAAGTTCTAGGATCAATAATAACAGTTTCTAATTCATCAGAATCAATAATACCAACACGCTTAATAACGGTTCTTTTATTTGTATCAATAAGTATTTGTGTGCTATTTGCGATGGCCATTTTTTATCCTATTCTTCGCTTTGTTCAGCTTGTTCTGAATCTACTGTTTCTTCAGCAGATTCTTCCGTTTCAGGAGTAATAAAATTTTGTGCAACAACCTGTTTAGCGGCTTCAATATGGGCAGTTACTTTATCGTGAATTGCTCCATATAATTCGCTTCTAAAATTTACTGCGTCTGCATCCATTGCGTAATCAACGATATTGCGGGTTGAAAATCCTGACATTTTTGTATCTCCTTATACCAATTATATATTTATCAACTATGCTTTTTGTTGGTCTTTTTTGCCTACATCTTTAATAGGCACATCAGCCGGATTGGTTGGTTGTTCTGGTACTCCAGACATCATCATCTGTTGTGCTATATCATTACTGACTGCAACCGGCAATCCAAAACCATCTTTCTTCTCTTGGTTAATCTCTTTGTCCATCATCTCAATCTCATCATCAGATAAACGAAGAACATTGCGTTGAATCCATGACTGCGAGAAGTAACGACCTGTATATGGATCAACAGAACTCAACAACTGTAAACGGTTAGTCATTAATTCAGCTTCTTTAAGTTCAGAGAAATTATTATCTTTAATGAAGTCATAGTAAATATGTTCCTTCATTTCTGCCCATTCTTCAGCAGTACAAATACCTTTTAATACACATTGAACACGGAGTGCTTGTTCAAACAAATCAGAAAACTTGTTGCGCATACGGTCAACAAATTTAGCAAACTTTAGTTCGTCACGGGTAATTTCATTACTACGACCAAGTGAAAAACCATTTAATTCTGGATTTAAACGGGAAACTGGTACATTTAAAGCCTTGTATAGTTTCTTTTCAAAATACTTAACATCTTCTAACTCACCTAGGTTTTGACCACCAGGTAGTGTAGTAATCTCTGTGCCTTTTCCGCCTTCACGGCGTGGCAACCAGAAATCTTCCATCATGGACAAGAATTTACGGTCATCACGGACTTCACCTGTATTGGCATCGTATACAAGTTTGTTTTTGTATTTTACCATAATGTCACGCAGATATTGTTCTGCCTTTAACTTAGGTAAATTGCCTACGTCAATATAGAAAATACGGCGCTCAGGGGCACGACTAATACGGTAAATGACAGTCGCATCTTCAATCATCCTTAACTGATTTAATGGCTTGATTGCTTTGTGTAGATACGACAATACCACGGCACGGCGAGAATCCATGAGACCAGAAACAACTGAGATAATGGAATCTGTGGTAATACGGACACCAACAGGACCAAAGTTGCTAGAAGAACCAGTAGTAACCTTATCGTTGAAGATATAATATTCGTTAACAAGATCCATCACCTCCACGCCAGTGCGCTCATCTTTTCTTTTTTTAATCTCACGCACTTTGCGCAGTTTACGTGGATCAATATAACGGAGTTCTTTAATACCTTCTGTTGGTTTTTCACGGTCAATAATAACATGGTAGAACATTCTACCATCAACATAGTATCTACGGAAAATATCGTGTGCCAAGCTCTTGTAATTTAACATACGAAGAACAGTATTAAACTCAGCACGAATGGCATTTTTAATTTTTTCTGGTTGCTTCAATTCATCCATAATGATTTTGATATTTTTGCCATCATCGTCTTGGCAAATAGCTTCATTAACAATATCATCAATGGCGGCTTCAATTTCTGGCTGCATTGCCATTTCACGGTAACGTGAGATTAATTCAACTTCATTTTTAGCGGTGCCATCTAGGTCAACATATGTTCCATAATAAGCGGCCGATGTAATCGTAAGTGCGCCATCATCATTGGTTGGCGGCGAAAACGACTGTTGGACTCCAGCTTCGTCTTCCGACTTAGCTCGAGCAATTGTAAAACCAAAAAGAGAAAATTTATTTGAGGCTGCCATATTGTTCTAATCCAATTCAAAAAAACATGATGGAGAGGACTAAGCCTCTCCGTAAAATAATTAAGTAGTTGATGGTGCCGATTCCCACCATTGATAGGCAAACGTTGCCGAGTATTCTTCAATGGTATCGTTTGAACCCCAATCTAAATCAATTGGTGCCAAATCTAGTGGGAACAAACCAACAAAGTTGTAAGACTTAACAATATTACCAGTCTTACCGTATTGGTCAACTTTTGCATCAACAGTATAACCTGCTGGACCACCAGCTCCTGGATTACGCACATTGCCTGCATGACTATTTATTGCGTTCATCCAGGACTCAAGTGCGTTACGAATTGTGAAATCTTCATCGTTAATGATTTGTAATGTCCAATCAGTAAAGGTACGATTGCCAGCAAACTTGAGTTCACGACCAAAATAATACAAAGGTACAGTACCTACGGTAGAACCAGGTAACTGTGCCGATTTGGCCATAAATGTTGTTTTCTGTGCAGCTGCTGTACCGTTTTGTGCAACTGTTGGGAAGGATAGAGTTACTTGAAATAGATTGGGACGGGCACCGTCACCAATCATATTCGCTCTAAATTCTGTTACGTTGAATGCCATTCTTTTCTCCTATTCGTTAGTATTTATTAAGCTGCACCAACGATTGTTGTAAAGTTGACGCCAGTTCTTACAGCAACGAAATTCAATTGGATGAAATTAATTGAACGAGCAGGCTTGATGTAAATGTCACCAACAAACTGATTAGAATCAATAACTTGCGGTGTATTATTTGTAGTGTCACAAACAACACGGAAGTCAGTAATACCACGGCGACCTTGAACATCTCGTAAGAACGGAGTTACCATGGCAACAAAGTCTGCTCTGGTAAAATCATCATTGAATTCAAACAAAGAGTACTTAGAGGCAGTTGCAATTGCTTTTTCAAGTACAATAAACAATCTGCGTACATTAATACGGTCAAACGCTGATGGTTTGGCTTGTAGTGTTTTATCTCCGTAAAGAACTGTTCCTTGACCTGGTAAAGAAACAACAGAATTAATGCCTAAAGAATACAATGTATCTCTATCTGTTTGTTTTGGATTCCATGCCAAACGAACAACATTCTTTAATGCGCCACGATTTAAACCAGCAGGTGAGAACCATGGATCTGTAACTGAATCGGTATATACACATAAACCAGCAATATCAGCATTTAGCGGAACATACTGGTAAGTATTACTGTACTTGTTGAACATATACTTCCAACCAGTATCAGCAACAGCATAAGATGTTGTACGATTTAAACCATTATACCAAGTAGTAATATTGGTTGTTTCAGAACCACTTTGATTTATCACAGCTGAAGATGGCGGTGAAATAAATGCTACACAGTCTTTACGAGTATTAACGATGCTATCGATAACATATTGTTGTACTGTATTGCTTGCATCACCAGTAATTACTAGTGAGATATCCACATCATCTGGACTTTGAAATTTTGAAAATGCTGTAATTGTGTTTGCAGTACTTGGGTCTTGGTCAATACCGCCAGACAGTATTGAAGTTGACCTGGTAGCTAATGTTGCAAAAACAAAATTGTTAGATGCTGGTCTATTCCAAGTAGAATTTGTCGTGGCATAACCAGGAGTATCCATTGCATAAATGTATTTGGATTGGTTATAAATTACTTGTTTGTACCAATTTGAATTTCCTAAAGAATCGGTCACATTTGTAGCTTTTGATAGGTATGGGTATGTTTCTAATACTGTACCTTTTGTGCCAGAAAATGCACCACCTATGTCAACAACAGCAACGTGAATTTCATCATTGGCTGCACCATAAGCCGCAGCTTGTGCAGATGTACCTGGAGCACCGTTAAAGAAACTAGCAACACCATAACCATTGACGTTCCAACTAGCTGAATATGTATTGGCGTCTACAACAGAAACGGCTAAAGAATTACCATAAGTACCAATGAATCTTGCAGCGAAAGCGCCATAAACGTTTCCTTGGTCTGAATTAAAACCAAAATCGGTATATACTTCAGGATTACTAATTTGAATATATGAACCAGTTGCAGTAGCATTAGTAGCTCCAACATTAATAGCACGAACAATTTTTAAATTATTACCGTAAGCTAAAAAAGAAGCGGCTGTTAAAAAACTAGTTGTTGTGTTGGTGGTTGGGCTTGGATTTGGTTTACCAAAACGATTGACTAAATCAACCTCATCGGTAACTGTAACAATTTGGTTTGCTGGACCCCATGCAAAGTTTCCAGCGAATGCACCGGCAGTAGTTAGTATTGAAGGAACAACCGTGGTTTGGTCGACTTCAGATACGGATACGCCTGGAGAGATTTGGATTGCCATTTATTATCTCCTTGATATATGATTTATTGGCACTTACGATACTATAATGATATTTATGATAGGCCGTATTTAGAGATTACCTACTCATTTCTTTAAAAAAACCAGCATACGTTTCTCCTGAATCCGCTTTTTCCCATACATCTCCACCTTCCAATATAAATTCATTTTCTAATCCGTTCTCAATAACCGGTGCAGGTAGAGTTTCTTCGTCATACTGGTTCATATTTTCAAGTTGAAGTTGCTTACGAACATCATGAGCAACAATCTCTCTAAAAAGAACTTGTGTGGTTGCCCAAGCAAAAGTGACCAGTCCCATAACCATATCATCATTGGCGTCACTCTCGGCTGCAAAAGAAGTCTTGCTTGCCACAAAAGTAGTCAATTCTGAAATGGTATCAAAATCGTTAATAACTAATTTATTACCTTCAACTAATGTCTTTAGGTTAGAACAACCAATTCGTTTAACCTGAGTAGACATCTTTAAACCCAACTGAATACCTCTGGCAAAACCAGCCGATAATTGTTGTGGTTTTTTGTTACCTGTAAATACTTTAAATAGATTTTCATACTCTAAGTCTTGATGGAGAATATCAGCAATCTGTGGAGTGTTGTTAATTTCAACCAAAACATAAGCATCATTATACATTCTAGCCGCATTATAAATTACGGTTGGAAATAACAAGGTCGAAATAGAAGAACTCTTGTATGTGGCAACCTGTTCATACGGCATGGTTGTCATATCAATTATTGAGAAGGTTGATGAATCTAATCCTTTACCTTCTGAAACATCTACAAACATACCGTAAATGTGGGGTTTATCGTCTTTAACCGGAGGTTTATAAATTTTAACCTTATCGTGTTCTGCAATTGCTTCTTGGTAGACTAACTGTTGTAATTTTTGTGCCGAGATTAAAGTATTGGAAGAACCTAAAAACTCGGTTTCAAACTCCTGACGGAACTGATGTTCAGAAGTATTTTTAATAGTTTCTTCTTTCCAGTTTTCATCACGACCTGGTACCATAGACCAATGAATTTCAAATGGAACATAATTGTTTTTATTGTTGACTGCATCTGTCCAAAGTTTGTAGAACAGATTCATACCATTTGGTGTAGATACAATAATAATCTTTGTTTTAGTACCAGCAGTAATAACTGGATAAACTGAGGTAATAAAGTCGTAGGCAATATTGGATGGTACGAAAGCAAACTCGTCTAAGAATACAATGTTAAACGAACCAGAACGAGCTGCTGAACCTGATGTTGAAGAAGCAATAATTACAGAACCGTTTTCTAATTCAATACGACCTTTGTTCCACTCCACAACACCTTGTTGCATCCAAATTGGCAGATTCTCATATGCCAACTGAAGTTTACCAAGAATGGCTCGAGCAGTTTCACCACGGTTGGCAAGAACAGCAATCGATTGAGAATCTTTAAACAGAACTGTCCAAAGTAAATAGGCAACAGCAGTAGTAGTTTTACCAACCTGACGAGGACATTTAACAATACTAAAACGATTATCGTGAAAGGTACTAATCATATCTTTCTGAAAATCGTACATATTAAAAGGCACTAGACCTTCATCTAGTGTAATAATATTCATGTACTTGGTAAAGTAAATAGGATCTTGAGCGCATTTGACATACTCATCAAACTGCTCTTTTGTGTATTCTACTTTGACACCTACCCGTTTCAGTAGGGGGTTGTCACGATACGACTCTTTACTTGTGCCCATTGTCTTTGAGTAACTTGCCTAAGTCAGCAGTTGAACCGACAAAAATGGCTTTGTCAATTGTGGTATTATTAGTTTCTTTTTTGGTGTTGTCCATCTCACGCATTTGTTTTTGAATTGATAACAATTCTTTGTTGGCATCTACCATATTTTTAAGTATGCCTCCGTAGACTTCAAATGCTCGAGGGTGTTGGCCTGCTTTGGCAATCTCCAAAATCTCATGCATGGCTTCCTGGCCTTGGTCAATAATACCTTGAAGATTTTCCCGTGATTGTTGGTAAGCATCCGCTAAATCGGATTCAATATCAGGTTTATTATATTTGGCAGACACCGTTGGAAGTTTTTCTTTCTTAACTTCTTCAATAGGTGTTACATCAAATATATCAGATAAGTTTTTATTCAATTCGTTCATATTGTTATATAGGTTTGATACTAATAATTATAATGCTGCAATTGCAGATTGAAACGCAGCATATGTTGCAGCATTTGCTGTTATAGATTTTAACTGTGATACTGTAATTGCATTAGCATTAGCAGTATTAGCTTTATCGTAAGCACCTTGGCTAAATCCAGTTAAGAATAATATGTTGGCATTAGCCGCTGTAACTCCAGCTAAAGCAATTGCCGTATTTGTGTTGGTTGATACAAGGCCAGCCGCCACAATATTAGCAACAATAGCAGTACTATTAGCCACAATTCTGGCTACGTTGTCAATTTGTGAATCTGAAACAATCGTGTTAGCATAATTAAATGCCGCTTGTGCTAAAGAATTGGCCGAATTAGCTTTATTAAAAGCCGCTTGAGAAAATGGAGTGGTTCTAGCAAATGCTTCTGTGGCAAGTCTTGTACCGCCTGCAGTTGTGCCATCGTGTACAGTAACGGTGTCGTTGGTGGTATCAACAATAAGTTCTCCCACTGCACCAGTAACACTTAAAAGTGCTGTATTTGAATATCGTTTAAATTGTAATGTTCTGGACATTTTAAGCCTTTAGTTAAAGTCTGTTTTGTTTTCTGTTTGAGTTAATAAATCATCTACACCAACTTCAGTCATTAAATCACCAGCAAATGTTGTTGATGTAGTAATGATGGATTGTATATTTGGAGTTTCATTAATTACGGTGGTATATGTATATAATGAATTGGCGTTAGCATCTGTTGGGTTCGGCACAATAATAATTTGTGCTTGTACATTAGCCTTAGTTTGATAAGATGAAAACATATAGTTGGCATTAGTAACAGTACCAATAATAGGTAATGATGAAACAAAATTGCCGTTAATGTTTGTTAATTTTAATATTTTACCTACGCCATCCCAAAGAGATACTCTAGCCGTTGCTGTTGAAGTGCCTAAAGAATAACCTTGATACACATTTTCACCTTGTTGATATTGACCTAGACCTGTTGTTGCATTAAAATCAATCGTATCGGTTGGCGTTATCATTGGTAAGAAATTTGTAATCGAAGCATAAATTTGTTTTGCTGCCGATGTTTGACCATAAACAAAACCTTTGACAGTAAAGTTTAATGTCCAAATAACCATTCTTGTTTCAGAAAATCTATCACCTTGATATATCACTTCAGAACTTGTAGTATTTAAAATAACTGGTATTTCTTTAATGATACCCATCTCAGGAACTAAATTTAATTTAATGGTGTAGTCTGGCGTGAAATAAGGAAGAATGTGTTCAATAATTTGAGTACCATCTTCAATGTTACGAACATAAAGATATAAACTAAAATCAAAATTATATGGTACAGGATTGTATTGTGATTTTACTATACCGCCACTAGTGACCGCAGCATTTTTAATATTAGTATTTTGTTTTCTTGTGGCATCATATTGAAGTCCATTCATTTCGAATGACATACGAGGTAAAGTTGTTGAAACTTTTTTATCTAAATTTGGATCACTTTCAAGTCTTTGTACATACATTTCTTTTGCTGCATAAGCAATAGGCACAATAAATCTTTCTGCCTCAGAATTATCTCCGTTATAACGAACCAAAGTAATATCTTTAAATAGATTACCAAAACCTACTACAAGTTTACGAATGATTCGATTATATGATGTATTTGCCATTAAATGTTACCAAAAGGATTTGTTTCAGAGAAATCAATTACAGATATGGCTGAATTAGCAATATATTCATTATCATAAACTTCTCTATATGATGGATCTTTTAATGGATCAAACTGAATTAAAGGTCCAAAAGCTCCGCTTGTTTGGCCAATAATTGACTGACCATTAATAAATTCACCGGCAATGTTGGATATAGACAAAGTATTGGAAGAAGGAATCCAGGTTTGAACAGTACCAAGGCTAGTAGCGTTTGCATAAGTTGAATCGGGTGACTGGAATACAATTTCGTTGATTGCATATAATCCTGTTACGGTGCCAAGGTTTAAATGAAGTTGATAAGCCGATTCATATACAACATCATCAATGTCTGCCACGCCACTTGCAATAACTTCTTGTGAGTACTTGAATTTCTCCATTCTGAGCTCATAGAAATATGGTTGCCTTCTACCAAGCATATGAAAATCTTTTGCTTGTTCAGTAAATGTTATTTCATATAATTCACCAGTACCGTTTAAGAAAGGTACATAAATTAAATCACCTTCTCTTGGCCGTGTGAATGTATTTTGTGGCACCCTTTGTGCAAAAGAATTTTTTGAACAAATAACATTTACAACATCTTTAATTTCCAAACCAAATTTAGAAAAAATCTCTTGTTGGCCTTGGTAATCCAAATGATCCGAAAGATAAAACTCCAGAGGAAATGCTGAAGTAAACATACGCAATGGATCTTCACCATATAATAAATCTCTAGCACCATCGTTATCATTTGGTAAATAATAGGCATCAAATCCCATTATTTTAATGGACTCGACAATTAAATCTTCAATGACCCTTTGTTCATTGAGTGCGCTGTAATTATTAAAGTATTGAGATACGGCCATATTAGTTTAAGAAGAATTCCAACGGCGCACCGTAATCATTCTCCATTTCCTTTTCAAGTCTTTCGAT